GTGAGCCGAATCCTTCTGATGAACAATTATCTGGCCTACAGTTAAGGTGTCCCGAGGGGGATTGAAACCCACCGCCCTCTGCGGCCATCCGCGCCGATTTCGGCCACACGGGCCGCAATTACCCCCGAAGGGACAGCCGCCGACGGCATTTCCACGCTCACCGGCTCGCCAAAGCCGGCGCCCGTATCGAACGCAACATCGAACCGGCCGGTATTCTCCGCCTCTGGCAGGGCCCAGCTTTCCGGCACATCCAGGCCGCGCCGCACCCAGCTGAGCGTGCCATTCAGTGCCCGCAAATGGCTCACAGGCCAGGGGCGACCGGCCTCATCAGCAAAGGACAGCGTTTCAGTCTCCTCCGACCCTGCCGGGCGCCAGACAAGATCCGCCCCGATCTCGCCGCCCGCCACGCTGGCCAGCGCGTCAGACCCGTCCAGCAACAGAACCCGCGCGCCTGCCACCGCCGCTGCGCCAGCGCTGCCCTGCTGCCCGCGCAACAGATGCGACAAGGCCCACCGCTCCGGCCCGACCAGTTCGGCAGTCTGGAACTGGACCAGCTCCCAGCCCTCCTCCGTTTCCAGCAGCAAGGCATTCCCGCCGGACAAGACCTGCCCGTCCGGCAGGCTGGCGAACGCGCCCGCCGTGTCGACCAGAAGCGTACCCGCCCAGTCCCACCGCCCCACCTGCCCGGCGCCGACACCCTCTGCCAGCACGCCCATCACCGCCGGGCGGGACAGCACAGCCCGCTCGCTCATCGCCCCCGCCTCAAGGCCCGCCAGCACGCGCACCTCGCCCGGCCAGGGATCGGCCCAGGCCGCGACGCGCACGCCCGGCGCCTCCCCCGGCCTCAACGGTCCATCGATCAGAACAAGGTCCACCCCGCCGAATATCGCCGCCGCCTCGGGCACGCCGCCGCTGCCAACGGACCGCACGCGCGTCGCCGCCGGCAGGTCTTCGGCCAGCGACAAGCCCCGCGCAGCGCCGCGATCCGTCACTTCATCGACCCGCCAGACCGCCCCGCCATCCAATCGAACGCCGTCGCCCGGCTCAATCGCAAGCCCGGACAGCGGCAGCGTGATCTCCGCCGTCTCCGCACTCGCATTCTGCGCCAGAAGGCGCCGGGCCACATTCCCCGCCTCAATCGCCGACAGCGCCAGCGGCAGGCTGGTATCCGCGACAAGGCGCACATCACCGCCCGCAATCCGCGCCTCCGCAAGCGCCGGGCCGAACGCGCTGGCGCCGTCGGCATATTCCAGCCGCAGACGCTGCGCCGCCTTGTCCACACGCCGCCGCGTCTGGATGAAGCCCGCCTCACCGATCCGTTCCCTGTCGATCTCGTGGATCGGCCCGTCACCTTCCATGCGGAAGACGATGACGCCGTCCCGCTCCACCGCCTCAAACCCGAAGGCCAGTTTGAGCGGCTCCAACGCCCCACGCACGCTGTAGACGCCGTCCAGCACAAAGCCCTGCACCACGCCGTCCAGCGCGGAGGCATCGACAGGCGCCACGCCGCCACGCGCGCAGATGTCGCTGACCACATCGCTGAGCGCCGCCAGCCCCGCCCGCCCGTTCAGCCAGTGCCCGCGCGCCCAGTTGTCGCCATCGCCCCAGACGTCATCGCGCAAGGGCCAGGCCGGGAACGGACGCGCATCCCACGCCCACACCATCGCCGCCTCGACCAGCGGGCTCGCCTCCCAGTGCGCCAGCGTCACCGCCAGCGCCCGGCGCTGGAACACATCGTCCCGCGTGCCGGTCGAGTAGGGCGGCAGGGCGCTCTCGCTGCTTTTGGGATCGTAGAACAGGTTCGGCGCATTGCCGCCCTTGTCCACCGCGCCGAAGCCGATCTCGCTCAGCCGCACAGGCTTTGATCCCGGCACCCAGCCGGTTGGCGCCACTGCCCGCACACCGCCAGGACGCGGAGAGTGCAGCGCCCCTGCCCAGCCGGAAAGGTCCTTCGCCCGGAACACCCAATGCTCGCCATGGGCGCTGTCATTGATCGGTGTACGGATCTGTGCGTCCCGGTCGACCTGACTGGCATAATACCAGTCCCACGCCTCTCCCCCGCTCAACTGATATGTCAGGTAATCCGCATCATCCGGCCCGCTAAAGCCTGCAAGCGCATCCAGATGCTCCGCGCCCTCGCGCCAGTCGCCCATGGGCGGATACCAGTCCAACCCGACGAAATCCACGTCCACGCTCGCCCACAGCGCATCCAGCGGAAACAGAACATCGCCACCAGCCGGCACATAAGCGCCATACTCAGTCCAGTCCGCCGCGTAGGAGACCTTCGCCCCCGGCAGGATCGCCTTCACCTCCGCCGCCAGCGCCACCAGCGCCTCGACAAACGGAAACGCCCCCGCCTCATCGCGCACGCGTGTCAGCCCCACCATCTCGCTACCGATCAGGAACGCCTCCACCCCGCCCGCCTCTGCGCACAGGTTCGCGGCGTGCAGAATGAAGCGCCGGAAGCCATTTGTTCCGTAGACGAAACTCTCAATCTCGCTCCGCGCCGCCGCCGTGCCATCCGCGCTCACCGTAACCCGCCCGCGCCACGGAAAGCCGTCACAGTCCATGAACAGGAAGGGCGAGAACGTCACGGCCAACCCGCGTGCCATCATCTCGGAAATCGCCTGTTTCACGCACGCATCCGACGGCGTGCCACCATAGTTCGGCCGGTCACTCTCATCGCGGGAAATCAGATAGACATCTGCCCGGCCAATCCCGGCAACGTTCCAGCTTTGCGGCACAGTCACCCGCCCGCGCGTCTCCACGCCCGGATGGATCTCGCACGTCCCCGCCGCCACACTCGTGCCGAACCAGCCGACCGTCAGCGCCGCCCGGTTCACACGCGGCAGGTCTGCCTCCATCTGGTCCAGCGAGACCAGAAAATCCGCCCGCGCCTCGCCAGAATTTGCATTCAGTGCAACGTCCTGCCCCGCGCGCACACGCTCGGACACGATCTCCGTCGCATAGACAAATTCACCGGATGCGGGGATCACGTTCACGCCCGTCACCGACGCATCCAGCCCCGCTGTTTCCGCCCCCGGCGGCACACGGACAATCTCAAAGCTGAGCTGAGGAATGCGTGTGCCGAAATCCTCCAGCGGCAAATCCTCAAACACGATATAGGCCGTTCCGCGATAGGCCGGCGCCGCGCCCTCGATCATCTCGATCAGCGGGTCTGGCGCCTGGTCTTCCTCGCCGCGATACAGGCGGTGCGTCACCTGTGACAGGTCGAACGCCTCCCCGTTCGCCCAGGCCCGCTGCACTGCCAGCACCGGCCCCTCACCCAGCGCCACCGCAAAGCTGACCGTATAATCATACGTCGTCACGCGCGGCCCACCCTTGCTGCCGGAAGACCGCGTCGTGCGATGCTCCCGGAAGCGCGCGGCCCAGATCACCTGCCCGGCCACACGCATCCGCCCGTAGACGGATGGAATGCCCACACCTTCGCGGGACTCCATCACCGGCAGAGACGCCACCCGCGGGCCGGCCACCGGCGGCGCAAGGCGCGCATCGATCAGGCTGCCCGCCAGCGATCCCGCCGCCCGCCCGATGGCCGCGCCCGCCACATGTGCGCCGAGCAGTTTCAGCCCCTGCGGCAATAGCTGCCGCCCCAGCGCCGCGCCTGCTTCGGCCAGTACGATCTGTGCCATGCCTAATCCTCCAGTCCCGGAAAGCGGAACGCCGCCACAACGCGCCGTTGCCACCATGGCACCAGCCGCGTCTCCACCGCCGAACGCCCCCAATAGGCATGCACCAGCGTGTCCGCGCCGGTCGCAATGCCGCAATGTTTCGCCGGCACACCTGTTGCCATACGGAACAAGAGCACATCACCCGCGCCGGCCGCTCCAACAGGTATTTCAACGAGATGCCGACGCGCCGCCTCCAGCAACGTCTCTTCCCCCAGCGCCTCAGCCCAGTCCGGCGAATAGGCGGGCGCGCTTTCCGGCTCTGCCCCGACCAGTTCGCGCCACACGCCGCGCACCAGACCGAGGCAATCACAGCCCGCCCCTTTCAGGCTCGCCTGATGCCGGTAGGGCGTGCCGATCCAGCCGCGCGCCGCCGCCACAATCTCCTCCCGCTTCATCGCTTGCCCCCGTCATTTCCGCTTGCCGCCGGACCTTCCAGCACGAATTCCGCCCCCGGAAGATGTGGAAAACCCCGGAAGTTATCCGTATTGCCGAACACGTCCCGGCACGTGCTGAAGCGCTGGTCACAGGAAAGACCGGGAAACGCGCCCGTCTCGACACCGCACCGCGCATCGCCCAGCACCGCATCACACGCCCGCGCATAGACACGGCCCACCGGGCGCTCCAGATCCGCCTTCAGCGACACCAGCTCCGCTTCAAACCCGCCCGGCTCCCGCGTCACATCAGAGAGCCGCCCACTCCAGACCGTCACGAACAGGTCCGGGCGCTGCCAGTCGACGCGCAGCACATCCACCCGCGCGCCATCCCAGAGGCCCGCCGCAAGGTCCGCCTCCGTGATGGCGTCATCGGCCAGCACGCCACCCGCAGAGGCCTGCCCCGGCTTCAGCCCGGCGCTTTGGGTGAACGCCCCCGCGCTCAGCGCCCCGCCGGACTGATACGTCACCCCATCTACTGCCAACGCGCGATCATGCTCCGTCGCCGCCAGCACGAAGCCATCCTTGCGCGTCAGGCGCCAGCAGAGGCAGGTCGTCGTCGCACCGCTCGCCAGACGTGCGGCAAATTCATTGTCGATCAAGCGCATGTCTCACCCCACCAGTTCGATCAGCGGAATACTCAGCACACGCCCCGCCCCGAACGCTTCGAGGTTCACGTCCAGCCGGTCTGTGTCGAAGCGCACCGGACAATCGAACCGATACCCCGCCGTCACCACCGCGCCCTCTGCCGGGGCGGCGCCAAGCGTCACGAAACCTGTGGCGGCGTCCACACTGGCCGCCACACCCACACCGTCCACGGCCACCACAACACTGCCCGCCACCGGCTTCAGGATACGCCGCGAATAGCCGCCATAATCCTTGACCAGCTGAAACGCCGCCGTCGCGCCGTCGCCCGTGCCAATCACCTGATCCGCCGCGCTCACCGCCGCTCCTGGCGCGCCGCTGCGATCATCAAGCGCGTCGCGAAAGCGGAACCCGTTCAGCCGCCCGCCGCGCGCCTCGAAAAAGCTGACCACGGCCTGCAACATCTCGATCCGCGTCACGGCGCTGCCCACGTCCCAGCGCCGGCGAGAGCCTGCCCAGATCGCATTGCGCGCCTCAGCCCCGCTCGCCAGCGTGACGACCTCCGTGCGCCGCTCCGGCCCGCCACTTGCGGCCAGCGCCAGAGGCACGGGAAAGCTCACCTCATGGAAATTCGCCAGACTCACAGGAACCGCCCTCCGTGCGCCACCAACCGCGCCAGCACAGCGCCAATCGCATTGCGCCCGCCCACAGCCGCAGACTGTTCCGCCCCCGGCGCAAAGTTCATGTTCACATTCATCGAACTGCCCTGCTGCCCGGTGCCGAACACAGCCTCCGCTGCGATCCGCGCCAGATCGCGCAGCACGGCATCCGCCATGCGCCGGAAGTCCAGCTCGCCAGACCGCGCAGCCTGTGACAGCGCTGTCTCGATGCGTTGCCCTGCCTGCCCGAAGGCTGCCTCCAGCGCATTCGCCGCCTCCGCCCCCGGTCCCTCCGCCAGCGCCCGCAGCGCATCAGCGGCCGAGGCGAGATCTGCTTCGAAATTATCCATGTCCTGTTCCCTCGATTATCGGTGTCATCCCGGAAAGCCCGCAGGGCTTATCCGGGACCCATGGCAGAGCTCGCTGCTGGGTCCCGGCTCTCCGCCTCGCTCCGGCCGGGATGACACGGGTGTGTGTCCGGAAAGGCCTCCATCAGCGCCATCATCCGCCCCCGGCTCATCCCGTCCCCTTGCGCGGCCAGCCAACGCCACTCGCGCAAGGACAGCCGCCAGAACGCCTCCGGCGCGATCCCCGCCGACAGCGCCGCGCGCAGCATCGCGCCCCACGGAAACATCAGGCCGCCAGCCCCAGACGGAACGCCTCCGCCACCGCCCGCGCGGCCTGGCCGGGCGACACGTCCGCGCTGCCCAGCTGCGCCGCCGCTTCCGCCTCGCCCCCGCCGCGCAACAGCGCTGCCAGCACAAGCGTCAGGTCCGCCGCAGACAGGCTCCGCATCCGCGCGTCCAGCTCGCTCATCCGTGTGCACCCAAACGCTGCCTCAATCTCCGCCAGCGCGCCCAACGTCAGGCAGAGGCGCCGCGCCACCCCGCCGATCACCAGCCCTGCTTCTCCCCGCGCCGCGTTCATGCTGCAGCCTCGAACGTCACCAGCCCGGCGCTTTCCAGCGTCACGGAGAACTCCGCCTCGCCATCATGCTCCCCGCTCCAGCTCAGCTCGCTCACCTGAAACGCGCCTTCCAGCGTGCCAAAGTCTGGCAGGATGAACTGCCAGTCCGGCGCCTCGCCCGCGAAGAACACCGCCCGCATCCGCGCATCGCTGGCGGCGTCCTTGAACACGCCGCGCCCGGTCACCTTGGCCGTCTTGGCGCCCGCCCCGGCGAGCAGCTCGCGCCAGGCTTCCGGGCTGTCGGCGCTGGTTGCGTCTACCAGTGCCGCAGAGAGTTGTATCCGGCTCGCGCGGATACCTGCCAGCGTGGCCCAGCCGCCCGCCCCGTCTGAAATCTTCAGCAGGATGTCCCTGCCCTTTTGCCCGGCCATCAACCTGCCTCCTCTGAAATGATCCGTACCCGCACCACGCCGCGAAAGGCACGCTTGTCCGCCGTGCGCATGGCATCGGCATAGACGACCTGTGCCAGCACAATGTGCTGCCCCTCCACGGTCCAGGCCGCGCTTTCGACCGCCTCCCGTAGCGCAGAAAGACACGCCTTCGCCCCGCGCACACCGTCGTCCTGTGAGTAGCAGGCGAGCGAAATGCGATGCTCGATCCCGTTGGTGAGACTCGCCCCGGCGGGCATTGTCTCGTGGCGTTCGAGCAGCGCGTGAGGATAGAGCGGTTCCTCGCTTTCCGCGTCGAACACGCGGGCCGGCGTTCCGAATACGGACTGCACGCCTGCATCTGCCCGCAGCAGCGCCATCAGCGCCGCCTGCACGGCCTCCTCCGCCCGCCCGCTCACAGCCGCACCTCGCTGCGCGCTGCCAGGATGGCCGCCACGTCTTCCGGCAGGTCCGCCGCGTCGCCCCGCTGATACGCCACCCGCACCAGACGCTTCAGCGCCAGAACCAGATCCGCCGGCACATCCGCCGCCGCGCCATAGCCGGCCACAAACGTCACCTCCACGCGGCCCCCGAGCGGAATACCCGGCAGCGGCGTGAACGGCTTCAGCTTCAGCCGCCCGCCTTCCAGCTGGAAGCGCGTGGTGACAAGGTCCGCGCCGCCCTCGGCATCGACCAGCTCCACCGCCACCAGCGCGCTCGCCGGCCCCGGCAGCAGGCGTACGCCATGCCGCGTCACGCCCGGTGGCCAGCCCTCCCAGCCGCGCTTCACTGTCTGCGTCACGAGGGCAAACCCGCCCACGATTTCCAGCCGCGCCCGCGCCGCCGGGATCAGCGCCGCAACCAGCCCATCCTCCCCATCATGTCCGATGCGGAGATACTCCTTCGCCGCGCCAAGAGACAAAGCCTCCTCCGCTGGCGGTGTAATCACCGTCAGATTGCTCATGTTATTTTCCCTGCTCAGCGCTGTTGCCGCCTACCGGCGGCGCGCCTGCGCCTGCGCGTTGCTTGTGAACTCGCTCCGTCAGCCGCTCCGCCCCGGAAGGCGAAGCGGCGATCCGGAACCTGCTAGACCAGCGTTCCCAATTTCTCGACGACCGCCGCGCCGATGGGCAGGCCGATGGAGCGGATCAGTTCGTCGTCGATTTCGGTTTCGGTCGAATTGATCAGTGTCGCGACGGCTTCGGCCACTTTCGTGGTGAACTCGTCCTGCTGCGCCTTGGTCAGCAGCGCGGCCTGGCGGATGATGGAGACGATGACAGATTCGAACATGCGTGTTTCCTTCTTTGAGAGTGAACTTTCGGGTAGCGTCACCCCCGACGGGCATCGCCCGTCTGGGGGCCCATCTCCCGCACGGGCCTCACGCACATGAGGCGACGTTCCGAGATGGATCCCCAGACCGCTTCGCGGTCGGGGAAGACGCGTTCCGCACCGGCGCTAGAACACCATCGCCTTCACAGCGTCGAAGTTCTGCACGCCGCCGCCCACGCGTTTGGTCGTGTAGAACAGGACGTAAGGCTTGGCGCTGAACGGGTCGCGCAGCACGCGGGCGCCCTGCCTGTCGGCGATCAGGTAGAAGCGGCGGAAGTCGCCGAACGCGATGGCCGCATTGCCGGTGCCGATGTCCGGCATGTCCTCGATTTCCGTCACCGGATAGCCGAGGATCGTCGCCGGGTCGCCGCCCGTGCCCGGTTGCCAGAGGTAGCGCCCGTCCACATCCTTCAGCTTGCGGACGGCGGCCACCGTGCGCCGGTTCATCACGAAACGGCCATTGGTGCGGAACTGGCTTTTCGGCGTGTAGATCAGGTCGATCAGTTGATCGGCCGCATTCACGGCCGTAAAGTCCCCCGCCACAGAGCCAACCTTGCCCCAGACATGGCCGGCCTCTGCCACGATCTCATAGTCGAGAAAGCCCTTCGGCTTGTTGGTGCCATTGCCGGTGACGAAGGCTGCCGATTCCTGCGCGGCAAAGGCGTTCTCCACCTCGTCCGCCAGCCAGGCGTCAATGTCCGCATAGGAATCTTCCAGCAAGGCCTGCGTCGCGGCGGGCATGGCGTAGAGTTCCCCGGCGGGGAATTCCAGCAGGGAGAGGCCGGAATGCGCCGTCTCCGTGCGGGCGCCTTCCTCGGCCACCCAGCTCGCCGTGGCGCCGAGGCTGACCGGCTTGCGATACGTCCCGGCAGAGGTCTGCCGCACGGTCGCGATCTGACGCATCGGGCTGGCCGCCAACAGGCGCGCCTCGATCAGGCGGTCCAGTTCCGGCGGGGCGACATAGCCGCCCTGCGCATCCGTGCCCGCGTTCAGCGCCTTGACGTTCAACCGCGCGAGGCCGCTATCGTCGCCCTGACGCAGATAGCGCGTCCAGGCCTCTGTGCGCTCATCCGGCTCTGCCGCTGGCGCGCCGCCCGCTTCCGG